CCCAGCTCGTGTTAGTGGTATACATTAAATTACGGTACTAATTTATTTCTACATAGATTAATATCGCTGGATTTTAGGCATCCGGTATCGCAAGAAGAATTGTACGGGGTTCTTCGTCGATACATTCAGACCATTTATAAATTTGGTTCGCTAGAACGCTTAATTGTTAAAAAGAAAGGAAAGAAAATGATAACACTAACTTATGCTAATGGCGTTTGTGTACACTCTTCGGAGTGTAACTGTCCTATATTACTACAAGGTGTTCCTGGTACGCCTGCAGAAGCATTAGATGCTAAGATAATTCGAGGAAGAGATAAGAAAGATCAATGTGAGCTTATTGCCGCTTATATATCATCTCGATTTGCTTTGCAGGAGGGTCAGCTAGTAATGCGAGAGGGGGATATGTTTAAGTATCTTGCAAAGAATAAATTACAAGAGTCAAAAAATATGCAAGTAATTCCTCCTCCAATCCCGAATAAAGGACAGATGCTAGAAACTTGGGGAAATGGAAATGATCCTAGAATTAAAGATATTTTAAAGGCTGCTGATAAAGCAGTTTTGCGTAAGTACTTTCCCTTAGTCAATTTTGCCACTTTACATTCTCCTGAAGAGCAGGTAGATGCATACCATATGGAAGTTCGTAAAAGGTCGGCTTATTGGTCGGCTTATGGTACTTCAGGAGGTCACCCCTTTGTAATTCCTGCATTAAAGGATGCAAATGGGATGAAGACAATCCAGGCGTGCTTTAGTTACTCTAGGAATACAAGGGAGTTGTCAGAAGCAGGGGCTAATGCAGTAAAACATGCATCGGAGGCAATGCAACATCTTTATGCTCACATGGGATATAGTCCAGATCAGTTAGGAACTAAAACGAGTATTTTGGACTTTGAATCCCTATCAGACTGTTACTTAGGGTCCTCAGCGGGATTAAGACCAGGGGAAACAGCCCGTAAGGTTTTAGAATTAGGAGAAGTGCTGCATGTCTCCGCCACAGGTAAGAAAGCAGAGGTTTTCCATTCTGATTTGGATTTGATCTTGCATTACTTAGAAACAGGAATGAAATTTGATGCGTTTTTTACAATGGTAGGTAAGATGGAAAATCGATTTAAATTCGAGGGCTTAGAAGATCCAAAGGTGTATGAGGCCTTTGTTAGTAAAATGAGGCTTTTTAATATACCAACCTCCACATTTGTATTGGCAGAACAATTGGTATCAAAAACTCGTATGTTGAGCGAACGAGGAAATGTGATACAAATAGGAATGAAATGGTCCCGAGGAGGAGCACAATATCTGGCCCGTTGCCTAGGCATAGATAAGACCAATCATTGGAAAAAAATATTGGTAGAAGGCGATTTAAAAAATATGGATCAAAGTGTGCATGCCTTTTTTGTGCAACTATATATGGAAACTATGCTCGTACATGAGGACCCCGAAAGTGTTGACTATGGGGCAAAAGTCAAGTTATTAGAATTGATTACCCCAATTATGGTAAATCGTTTAACAAGGCTTTTTTCAGATGTATGGGTAAAACATTATGGAGGTGTTCCTTCAGGGTGTTTTAATACATCGCACATGGATTCCTGGGTCATGTGCATGTACTTTTTCCTGTTCATGGTCCAAGAACTTCATCGCCATACAGGCGCTGAGCAAGAGGCGTTTGCTGAGTTGATGGAGTTCGTGCGAATTGTTGTGTACGGAGATGATCATCTCTATAACAAAGGAGAGCATCGTATGTCTCATTTATTAAGTGGAAAAAGATTTGAGACGTTTCTCCGTACATGTTTCGATGTGGAATTAAAAGATATATATGATGGAATTCCATTTCTTTCAGTTACCGATCGTGGTTGCATAGTGAAGCGAGGAGCCACTTTTTTAAAGGAGCAATTTGTGATAAATCCTTATGCTAGTGATGCAGGTCAGGCAGAATATTTACCATTTAGGGAAACAAGGGAGGTAATGATTAGGTTGGCGTGGGGTAGAGAAACTAACTATCGTGATCTTTCTACATTTCTCTTATCAACAATAGGTCACGCTTATGGTACTTACGCTGCTAATCGTGTTACGTATGATCTCCTTGAACAGTGTTTTCATGAGGCGATGTCAATCATGAGTTTGTCTCATGTTAAATATTTACCAGATATAGATAGTTTCCTGATGGGGAAGTCGATGAGAAAAATAAGACAATCTGGTCTCACTAAAGAAGATTTAATAAAAGGGTTTCCATCATGGATAACTTTAGTAGAACTCAACAGGTATGATGAGGCTTACCATATGCGAATTAGACAAGAAGACTTCCAGTTACTCGATCCAGAGTATTGAAAGGGAGGAAAAAGAGGAA